GATGAAAACGGAAATATTAATAACGGTTTTCTGAACTGTCATGTTGTACCGCTTAGCTTTGATAAAAAAGAAGTACCGATTACTTTTGAGAATTTTTGTGAAACAGTGTTTTTGGAATATTTTGATATAGAAAACGATGAGGAAAAAGACGATGTTGAATAAATTATTTTTAGAAAGAACGGAATTAAAAATTGAAACGGATGATGGAGATTTGAACTTTGTTTTTCCAAAAGATTACAATTTGACAGATCCGACAATAATAAACGGAGTTGAAATTAAGTGGAGCTACAAGTCCGTGGATGAAGAGCCGAATGAGTTTGATATAGAAATAAAAGGCTTGACGAATACAACAATTGCGAAAATTAAATTAAAGGACAATATAAGGCTTGTTGCTGGATATGGTACGGATATAGGAGAAGTTGCAAGTGGCATTATTACTAGAAAAGAAGTGGAAAAAGGAACTTTAAAGCTGAAATGTCGTGAAGTTCCAGCAGACTTCAAAAAATTAGTGAGTGCTGCTTATGCCCCAAATACAACAGCGAGCACAATAATTAATGATTTAGCTACTAAATGCGGATTTACTGTTAAACAATGCGAACTTAAAAACGATAAAGTTTACAGCATTGGTGAAAGTATATTAGGTAGTGGACTTTATGAAATAGGGCAAATCGTTAAAGATTGTGATAGCCAGATGACTACAAAAAATGACTTTATTTATATTTATCACAATGAAATAAATACTGAAAAGGTTATTAAATTGAGTTATCAAAGCGGACTTTTAGAAGAGCCAAAACCTCAAAATGTTGAAGAAATAAGCTACAAAGTCGAAAAGAAAAAAGAAAGCAAATCAAATAAAAAAGGTGGTAAAAAGTCTAAAAAAGGAAGTAAAAAATCTTCATCAAAAGGGGGTAAAAAAGGTGGCAAAGCAAAAGGGAAAAGCAAATCAAACAAAAAATAGCACTCCAAAATCAAATAAAGGGAATAAAGATAACAAAAAGGGAGTTAAAAGTTCAAAAAATAGCAAACAATCTAAAAAGTCTGAAAAAAAAGAGAAAAAAGAAGAAATAAAATATGACTATGAAGTGAAGTGCTTATTAATTTATTATCTAAAAAAAGGTGATTTGATTGAACTAATAAGCAATGAAATATCTACTATATGTCAGATTGTAGAAATTGCTGATATTAGTGATTTTAAAATGACTTTGAAAGTTAGAGTTGTTAATAACGAATCCGATGTTAAGAAAAATAATGCTGAAATTAAGAAAATTGAAAGTAAGGAAAATAAAAAAGGAAAAGCCACGCAAGTAAAAAGAAATAAAGGGAAAGGTAGAAGAAGATAATGGAAGAATACATAAAAGCAATGCTGGGCAAAATCGACACTTCTTTAATAGCAGAGATAACAAAAATACATCCTAATGGATTTGTGGATGTAGAGCCGTTGGCAGAGTTCAGAGAAGTTAAATTGCCTCCGATATTACATGTTCCGATGTGCCAGTTAGGAAATAGAAATATCAATATCAAAATTAATTTCAAAACAGGGGATAAAGTTCCTGTTTTGATCTGCAGCAGAGATATAAGTGGATATATCACAAAAGAAGTAAGCACGGTAAATACAAACAAAAGGCATAATTTAACAAATGCTATTGCCTTGCCAATTTTAATTCCTACTGATTTAACAACCGTTGATATTCCTGGAAGCATTGAAATTGACGGAGATGTAATTTTAAATGGGAATTTAACAGTTAGTGGGGATGTAAATATTTCAGGAACTTTGACAGTTGGAGACATTAAGGCAAAAAGTCTTGATACAGAAAGCGGAGTTAGTAAGGGTGGTGTCCCTTACAATCATCCGTAGGAGTGTGATTTATGGACGTAAAATTAAATAATGCAACTGGAGAATTATATGTCGAAAAGGGAGATATACAATTTTTTGGAGCAAAGGAAAAATATTTTGAAGTTATACAGCAAATTGTTTTAATGTTACATATTCGTGAGGGAGAACTTGAATACGATATAAAATATGGATTAAATTTTGAGAAATTATTTGGTACGCATGGGAACGAAAACGAAGTTCTGGAGCATATAAGAGATAAGATATATAACAATTTTAAAGATTATTTGAGTAGATGTTATATTGAAGTTTACGAATATGAAAACAGACATCTTAAAGTAAATATTGGACTTATTTTTAACAATAACAAGGCGGTATTGATGAAAGGAGTTGGGATTGGTTGGCGAGAATAACAGTGAATACAGTACAAGATAATATGAATATACTAAATAATGAATTAAAGACATTGCTAAAAGACGACTTCTCTAATGATAAGCGGAGTGCTTGGTATATGCTTATGTACCCAGTCGCAAGGCTTCTAAGGGAGAAAATGGAAAGGCAACAGATACAAGCAGAAAAAATGAATTTGCTAAACTGTGAAGGTATAGAAATAGACGAACATTTGGCAAATAGTCCATTTTTCTTTAAACGAAAACAGGAAAGTCAAGCAACCGTTAAAATTGAACTGATAGGGGGAGTAAATGTAACACTTGAAACGGGAGATGTGATTGTTGAAGCAAATGACGGAATCAGATACACGCTTTCAGAAAACGGAACATTAAATAATAAAACCACTTTTGAATTCACTTGTGATACAGCAGGAGAACAAGGAAATAAGGAAGTTGGAAGTATTATTAAATTGGTTAAAGTCGTAAATGGCGTATACGATTTTAAACAAAATGAAATTGCAGCTGGAGGACAGGAACAGGAAAGCGATAACGATTATATAGAACGTTGGTTTTTAAGCCGTAACGAAAGTGAATGGAATTTGGATGGAATTAGAGCGGAAGTGTTAAAGCAGGAAGGAGTTAAATCTGTTTATGCTGACGAAAATAAAACAATGCAAGTTGACAGCAGGGGATTAGAACCAAAATCAATTGTTTTAATAGTAGACGGCGGAAGAAATGAAGATATAGCGAATGCTATTTGGAAGAAAAAAGATCAGGCTATCCAAATGAACGGAGACACAGCCGTAATCGTCAAAGATAATCAAGGAATAGATAGGGAAATAAAATTTTACAGACCCAAAAAGAGAGAAGTGCAAGTAAAAATCGAATTTCAAAAAGCTGATGGGGTAAATATTCTTGAAGAAAATTTGAGAGACATTGTAAAAGAATATATTAAATCTGTAAAAGTAGGGGAATATATTACAAGTTATAAATGTGAAAGTGAATTTATAAGAACGGTGTATTCAGCCGATAAATTATTGAATGTAGATATTACTTTTAAATTCAAAGAAACTCCTGGAATAGTTTTTGAAAAGGTATTGAAGTTAAGATTTAACGAGGTGGCGGAATATGCAGAGTAATTTTGATTATTTGATGTCAAAGTGTCCGTGGTGGCTAAAAAAAAACCAAAACGTAAAATCTCTTTATATGGCAATATCCAAATTATTTGATGAAGTTGATAAAATTTATAATTTACTGGAAAATCAACATTTAGTAGATTATGCAAACGGAGAATTTTTGAATGATTTAGGAGAAAAATTTGATGTTTCGAGGAACGGGCAGACTGACGACAGATACAGAAATAGAATTAAATTAGCAATGAGAAAGTATAAATTAATTCCAAACTTGGAAACAATAAGCAATATTGGAGAAATGTTTACAGGATTAACCCCGGCAATTGAATTAAATAAAAACAACGAGCCAGCACAATATGATGTCAAATTTATAAGCAACAAAGATTATGATTATTCTTTAATTGATGAATTAGATTTGAATGATATTGTAGGTGGAGGAGTAAAGGTAAATACACATAAATGCTTGGATAATTATGTAGTCAGAACGAGATTTGGAAGCAAAACTTTAGGACAAAGTGTAATTAAAAACGAAGTCAAAAGAAATCCAGTTTGTAACTTTGCATATTCAAGATTTGGACGATTTGGTCGGAACAGCTTAGGACAACTGGATTTGGGAGAAGAAAATATTATTGATTTGAAATAGGAGGGAAGATGGCAAAACTAACTAAATTTAAAGCACAACAAGTGGAATTTGGCACACACTACAAAATCGAAGAAACGAACAGGGGAGATACAAAAATAAAGAGTATAACACCAGCTTTTGGAAATATAAGAGAACTGGGGACACCTGAAACAGAAGAAATTTACAATGGATTGCAACTCGGAAACGTTCATACTTTACAGGCGATAAAAAGTACTAATTTAAATATTGATTATTACATCTGCAATTTAGACGGATTAACAGAATTTGGGCTAAACAATGACTTAAAATTAAGAATAACAGTAGACAATGCTAACACAAATACAACAACAAAATTAAGACTTAATAATGTCGATTATACGTTGTTGAAAGAACACAACGGAACTTTAAAACAAATAGAAGCAGGAGATTTTAAACCAAACAAAAGTTACGAATTAGTATTTAATGGAAGTCAATTTGTTGTGATAAATATTATGGAATATGGCACAACAGCAGGCACAGCCCTCGAAGGTAACCGCCTAGCCGAAATAATAGGACTAGAATTTGGCGGAAATATTCAAGACACAGGAAACAAGACAAAAGGGAAATTTTACTTTGATAGTGTAACTAAGTTCTATTATGAGTGCATAGCAGATACGAATTTGACTTACAACGATGCTACAAAGTTTAGAGCAATAAGCAATAAGCCAATTTCAGATAGGGTAGAAGGGTTATTAGAAATCGGAAATAATCACATTAAATTTTCAAACGGAATCATTCTAGGATTTGGAACTTGCATAGCAAGTCCAGCAGGAACTGTGAACAATTACGGAACAAACTTAGGGGCGATTGTTTCCTTGGTACTCACTGTAAACGGTGGTACTTATATAGCTTCGGGCGAAACAATAAGCGGAACAGCATTTAAAGCTAGAACAAATGCTCCTGGAAGTGTTTCTGCATCTTATTTAGCTGTTGGAAAATGGAAATAGCAAATTATAAAAAAAGGAGGAAAATATAAATGAATGTTGTAATCTATGATAAAAAAAGTCTCGGAATAATAGCGAGACCGATTATCACTAACTTGGAAGAGTTTAAAAGCAGTCCTAATCTGTTTTACCCAAATTGGGATTCAGAAAAGCGCATCTGGAGTGAACTGGAATACGAAAATCCAGTTTTGGATAACGGAAATCTAAGAGAGGCGACAAAAGAGGAGCTGTATAAGGCAAAAAAATACACTTTAGCCGAAAACGAATTGATTGAGAATGGAAAAATCAAGACTGTTGAATTATCTGAATTTGAGTACATCGAGAACAATCAAATCAATTATAAGAAGGAAGAAAGGATTGAAAAACTGAAAGAAGAATTGTATCAGTTAAGGCTTGAAAGGGAGAAAAAACCTTTTGAATTTGAAGTGAAAGGGACTAAGTATCTTCAGCATAACAGGACTATTGACCAAAGCAATATCACTAAAATATTATTTTCTTTGGTTCTAAGGTTTATCCTTGGGCTTATGGGAAAAATTTCTAAAGGGCAGAAGCTGGACTTTGCACAAGTTATGACGGACTTAATGGCAACAGAGTACAGCAACTGGAAATTTTATACCGAAGATGGATCAGAAAAGTATGTAAATGTTTCGGTTCAAAAATTTATAGAAATGAGCGAGATAATGAGAAAGCATACGACAGCTTCAATGGTTGTTGAAACTACATTGTCGCACAGCTTGGAAAATAAAACTGTTGAGGAACTAAAAAAATTTAATGCTGAAGCAGAATATAATAAATTGTTTGAAAGTGAAATAAAACAAGGTTAGGAGGTAAATATGACTACAAAAAAAATGTTGACAGGAAACAGAATTAATACCGGAAGTGTTTTTAAGCGAAAAACTGCTGAAGAAATTTTGGAAGGAACTTTAGAAAAAATTAGAAGAACACCTTTTGAACCAAAACCCAAATTGGTAGGGTACGCACAAATCGGAGGAGAAACACTTAAAAAAGTTATTTATGAATAAAGGAGGTATTTTATGAAACTCGAAAAAGACAAACTGTATATTTGTTTCCACAAGCCAAAAAGCCTAATTGGATTTTTAATATCGTTAAGAACATTAGGCAAATATAGTCATTGTGAATTCATCTATAATGACTATGTGTATTTATCAAATCCTGGAGGAGTACGTGTAAAGCCTTTCGTTTATAAGGATAACATGGATATATATGAGCTTGACAACCATATTGAAATTCCAGTTGTGCTAGAAGAGTTTAAAAAGCTAAAGGGCAAGGGCTATGATTACGGTGCAATTTTCTTTAGCCAATTATTGGAGCTGGGAATTGAGCATAAGGACAGGTACTTCTGTTCGGAGCTGTGCTTACATCTAATTAACAAGGGATTGGATGAGAGCCTAACGTACAATTTAAAGACATTAAAGGCTAATCAATTTAGCCCTGCAAAGCTATATAAATATTTAAAGGATATGGAACTGTTAGGAAGAAAGGTGGAGTGAAAATGGAAATAAGGAATTTAATCGGAACTGAAATCATGGAGCAGGGGAAAGTATTAAAAGTAACAGATGCCATGTTTGAAGGGGATAATATTGTTCTAATAACTGAAACAGTGGAAAAAGATGCAAAAGAAATTAAAGAAAAGGAAGTGATTTAGTATGGAAAGATTTGAAAGAATTTTTGACTATTTGTTAAGAGTTGAAGGTGGATATTCAGATGACGAAAATGACAAGGGCGGAAAAACTAAGTATGGAATTACAGAAGAAGAAGCAAGGGATTTTGGATACAAAGGAAATATGCAAGATTTAACAAAGGATTTCGCAAAAAATACATATCTGAAAAAATACTATTTAGGAAACAAGCTAGATAAAGTTGTAAATGACAAAGTGGCTTTATCTATATGCGACTGGGCTGTAAACAGTGGCAGAAACGGAACAAAAAACGCACAGATTGCTATAAACCAATTGACAAATGCAAATCTTGATGTGGACGGAATAATCGGAAACAAAACATTGGAAGCATTAAATTCAGTGGATTCTAATAAATTTTTGGAAGTTTATCACAACTTGCAGAGAATTTATTACAAAGGAAAAGTTGAAGCTGACAGGACACAGGAAGGATTCTTGACAGGATGGCTGAACAGGGTTCAGAGAAAGGAGGAATATTTGAGAGACTGGGATAAGCAAAACACAGCAACAGACAACCAAAAGTATTCTTTTACCCAGTCAAGTCTGGACAAAATGGAAAAAGTACATCCAAAGCTGGTTGAAGTTATGAAAGAAGCGATTACAAACAGTCCGTATGATTTTAGAATTACGAGTGGAGCAAGAACAACAGAAGAACAAAAAGCATTATTTGCGTTAGGAAGA